TCCGAACATTGAGTCTGTGTCTATGTATTTGACGGGTAATTTATCGTTTTCAGATGCCGAGGGTAACTACCGAGACTTAACGGAGTTTCAGGTCGAAGGAGACCAAGGCGCCCATAAGCTGCTTGGTGCTGTTGCCGAAGAAAATGACGGTAAGATGCACGCACTCAAGGTAGGCCCCGAAGGCGGTGCTTTCTTAATCTTTGAATATTGGAAAGACCGAGACCCTGTATCTGTAACAGTGCATTGGGAAGGTGAATTGGTTGGAGAACAACACGCACAAACGAAAGGCGAATATGTGGTCAACAGTTGAAGAGTTTAGAGATTGGTATATGGCGAATGGTATGCCATTAAGACCACCATTTAAGAATCCAGTATTTGCCACAGATAATGCAATGTCATTGTGTTTGTATCGTGAAGGACGGTTTCAGGTAGAGATGTATGTATCCGAACCATATAGCACTTCTCCCCCACATACTCATCCAGGTGTCGAGTCTGCATTCGTATACTTAGCAGGTAACATTCAATTTAATCTTGAAGGTAGGGATAACCCTGATGTACAACAATGGCAAGTGGAAGCACCGGACGGAACTCATAGTCTATTAGGTAAAACAGTAAGTTCTCCAGATGGTATTCCTCATTGGCTAGGTATTGGGCCTGAAGGCGGAGCATTCCTATCATTTGAGTATTGGAAAGATAAAGACCCANTATCAGTTACAGTAAATTGGAATGGGGATTCGGTAGGTGCCGAACATGATAAGATTTTAAACAAGGGAAATAAAGTGAATAAGATTCAAGAAGCATACGAAGATTGGGCTGAAGAATGGAAACCGCCTACAAAAGGACAGAATCATCCCACTAGTTGGGAAGGGTTTGAGGCGGGATGGATGGCTGCAATCGAAGTCATGTTAGAAAGATTGGAACTGTCAAAAGTATGATTCCCGCCATGCGTAACGCAAACGCCCCACATATTGACTTTGGATTCTTACGAGGGTTTATACCTACTAATCCCCACTTTATGCCTTCTAACATTGATATGGTGCTAGAGCGTAGAGGAGTATTCTTGTTCGGGGAATGGAAACGAGAAGACGAGGAGATGAAACAGGGACAGAAGATACTATTGACTGCTCTTGCCTGGCATCATACAGTTATAATTATTACGGGGTATGTAGACGACAAACCACACATTGGACTGATTCAGAAGGTAACTCCTGCGGGTAATCTAACCGTTATAGGAGAAGGTGAGGACGACTTGATTAGTTTTCTAACTGGGTGGTATGTCGAAGTTGAAAAAGGTATTTTGTAAAGGAAAGAAATGATTGACTATTCAGAGATGATTTTAATTATCAAGGGATTGACACGAGATGTACACGATGATTTAAACGAAAGAAGTTTAGAGGAAGCAAGAGCAAAAGCAGAGAAGTTAGAAATGGCAGCAATGATGTTAAAGAATTACATTGACTGGCGGTTAAATAGCAAGTAAAATTTGTATAGGGAGGATGATATGTCACAACAGGAATATTACGAAACAGTAATGCGTGAGCAAGAACAGCTTGAAGCTCGCCTAGAGGACTACCGTTTTCAAAAGGAACGTCTTGAATGGCAGTTGATGGCAGTAACAACCGATATAGATAAGATTCAAGGTTTGATAGTTAAATTAGAAAAGGAATTAGAAAATGTCTCTAACAGTTAATGCCGGTAGTGGCGGTAGTACAGAATTTGAAAATTGTCCAGCAGGTAGTTTTGCTGCACGTTGTTATCAGATTATTGATTTAGGTCATCAGACCTTTGAATGGAAGGGCGAAGCTAAAGTAGCTCCTAAAGTTCGTATTACTTGGGAACTAAACGAGATGATGAGNGATGGCCGNCCATTCTCCATCTCACGTGAATACACAGCTTCAATTGGTGACAAGGCTAATCTTCGTAAAGATTTGGAAGCCTGGCGTGGTCGTCCGTTTACTGCGGAAGAGTTGCGTAACTTTAGTCTTGAGAATGTATTAGGTGCTCCATGCCTATTGGGTGTGGTACACAAGCCTTCTAAAGATGGCTCTAAAACTTACGCTAATGTAGGTTCAATCATGGCTCTACCTAAGGGTATGGCTTGTCCTGAGTTGGTTAATCCTGCAGTCAAGTTTGATATTGGAAACTTTGACCAAAAGGTATTTGAGTCCTTGTCTAACTATGTTCAAAAGAAGATTCTGATGAGCAAAGAGTTAGAGGAAACTGGTCTACCTATCGTGGCAACAGGTCGTGAGCCTGAGCCTGAAATTGAAGACGAATCAGTTCCATTTTGATTTACGGGGGAAAGTGTAAAGAAACGAGTACCCCACCTACGGGCGAAAACGGACATTTGTCTGCTTCACATACATTCGGGGTCTGTGAGTAGCCCACCTAAAGGACTAGTTAATGAATTATCTTTCCGTCTGTAGCGGAATCGAAGCTGCAACTTGTGCATGGCATCACATGGGGTGGAATCCTGTAGGGTTCTCCGAGATTGAGCCATTCCCAAGTGCAGTTCTTAAACATCATTATCCAAGTGTTCCCAATCTAGGGGACATGACAAAATATAAGGAGTGGAATCTTGACTCAGTTGGACTTTTGGTCGGAGGAACTCCCTGCCAATCATTCTCAGTTGCCGGTCTCAGAAAAGGTCTTGAAGACCCAAGGGGAAACCTTGCCCTCACCTATGTTGGAATTCTTGACAAGTTTAGACCCAAGTGGTGCATTTGGGAAAACGTGCCAGGTGTCCTCAGTTCAAACGGAGGAAGGGATTTTGGTTCCTTCCTTGGGGCGTTGGTCGAATGCGGGTATGGGTTCGCCTATCGGGTGCTTGACGCTCAAAACTTCGGAGTCCCACAAAGACGCAGAAGAGTGTTTGTTGTCGGATGTCTTGGAGACTGGGAATCTGCCGCAAAAGTTCTATTTGAGTCCGACTGCTTGTCAGGGAATAATACGAAGAGCAGAGTTAAGAAAGAAGCAACTGCCATCTATTCTGAAAGAGGCATTGCATACGGTGGCACAGATGGAGAATGTGCAGACACCGTAACGAGCAAGTGGGCTAAAGGTAGTGGTGGGCCGTCTGGTAGCGAGTGTGGATTGTTTGTAGCCCATAAGGTATATGAAACACACCCTGCAGATAGCCGAGTCAAAGAGATGGGTGATGTATGTCAGACAGTTACAAGTCGTTGGGGTACAGGCGGTGGTAATGTGCCATTAGTCCAAGCCTACAGTATTCGGGAAGATGCTAAAGCCAATAACTTTAGTGCTACTCCGTTAGAAGTAACCCCTGCACTACAAGTTATGCAACTAAGCGTTCAGTCGCACCATGCACAGACTTTTGTAGTTGACAGGGCTGCGTTTAATCAAGGTCAGAATGCTTTGTATGAACCAAAGATTGAACAAACAGAAGTGATGCCTACTTTGGTATCGAAAGGCCCACACGCAGTAATGAATCACATGGCTGTTCGTAGGCTAACTCCTAGGGAGTGCGAAAGGTTGCAAGGGTTCAAGGATGACTATACGGTTATACCTTGGAAAAAAGGGGAATCACCTGATGGTCACAGATACAAGGCTTTAGGCAATTCTATGGCAGTACCAGTTATGAAATGGATAGGGGAACGAATCAATGAAATTAACAAACAAATTTAACCTGCCTGACCCAATAGTCAATGCAGTCCAAAATACCGGATACACGCCTGGTAGTAGNGANATTACCNTTACTCAGCTTATTCAGCCACCTTTAATCAGGANGCTAGGTAAAGAGCATTATGAGGAGATGGAGGAGGACGCTTCAGACCGTGTTTGGGCGTTATTTGGAAGCTCTGTCCACCACCTGCTAGAAATGGCTTATAAAGGGCGTACAGCACGAGTTGAGGAGCGAGTATATGCCGAGGTANTAGGATGGAAATTAGGCGGTGCATTCGACGTTTTAGANGGTTCTACGCTATCTGATTACAAGGTCACCTCCGTCTATGGTGCTGCAGGTAAAATTGAGTGGGAAAGACAGCTTAATGTCCTCAGATGGCTGTTGCATAAAAACGACACCGAAGTTGACAAGTTACAGATTATTACCATCTTCCGTGATTGGCGTGAGATGGAGTCAAAACGAGACCACGAATATCCAGCAAGAGCTATTATGACTTTGCCAGTTCGTATGTGGACTTTGGAAGAAGCCGAAAGATATGTGTTTGAGCGTGTTGCATTGCATCAAAAATCAAATCCAGATATATGCACAGATGAAGAGCGTTGGGCAACCAAAGAAAAATGGGCATTAATGAAATTTGGTGGCAAAAAAGCAACTAAATTATTTGAAGAAAAACCTGATGACTCGTCTGTACCAAAAGGCTATAATATAGAACATAGACCAGCAACCTATAGAA